TTCAGGGCTACCGCGAGTAGCCGCACCACCACCAGAGCCAACAGTAACCGTGATTGCTGAACCCGCAGAAACAGCAAATCCGCTTGCAGTTCTTAAGCCGCCTGCACCACCGCCACCACCATCATCAGCCGCACCTCCAGCGCCACCAGCAACTACAAGATATTCAACTGTAGATGGATATGTTGGAGCGGCTGGGGTTACGCTGTTACTTGCGGCGCTTTTTGAACTTGTCCCATAAACATTTGTTGCCACTACAGTAAATGTATAAGCCGTGCCGTTTGTAAGACCACTGACCGTAACTGGGGAAGATGTGCCTGTGCCCGAAATGTTGCCCGGGGACGAAGTCACCGTATACCCCGTAATTGCACCACCACCAATGTTTGCTGGCGCAGTAAATGTTACAGACGCAGAGGCATTACCACCCGTTGCCGTACCAATAGTTGGCGCGTCAGGTGCTTTCAACCCGTTGTAAGAAACAGTAATAAACCCGCCTTGGTAGCGATTGGACATCTTCTACCCCAATCAAGAAGCAATAGATTCGTAGCTGATCGTGTATGTAATGCCACTTGAAGTGCCACTGGTCACAACAATAGATTGGTTTTCCATCAAGTAAATAGCTGTAGTTTTGTCAGTCACAATCAGCGAAGCGTTAGCAGGTACAGATACAGTAGACACAATCGGAAAATCTGTACCAGCACCAGCGGCGGCATTGTCAATTGACACGGTAGTATTTACAGCAGAAGAGCCATTTACATTAGCCGCAACAATTTGGTTGATCTTAAAGACCAAACCAGAAGAAGCCGCATTGGACAGCAATACATTAGCTGTTGTATTTGCGGGTGTGAGGTATGTCGTATTACCTGTGAGGGTGGTGACATTGATAATATTTGGATTTGCCATGGTGGTTCCTTACAGACCAAAAACGATTGAGAAAGCGATGGCTTGACCTTTAGTCGCGCCAGCCGAAGCAGGAGTTACAAAAGACAAGTTGCCAGCGCCATCTGTTGAAACTACTTGACCGTTAGTGCCATCCGCAGTAGGGTACTTCAAGCCAGCAGGGTTGTTCATGATGCGCTTAACAACGCCTGATGCGTTTTCGGCGTACAGGGCCATGTCGGTGTCGGCGATGTTGAAGCCGAGTTCCCCCGGCAACAAATTAGCCGCCAACGGCACAGCCGCCCCTGTCGTCGTGCGATAAAGCTGAATAGGTGTAAAGCCTGTTGCCGCCATAGTGTTACCTCAAATTCTCAAGTTTGTACAAAGTCTTCATGTGCAACGCTGTCAACTCATCAATGATGTTCTCTAGCGCAGGCACATTCTTGGCTATCTTTTCACGATTTTCGGTTAGCCAAATTATATCGTCGTGAATCATTTTTGTCGTGTTTTCCACGCTTCCTTCGATTTCACCCAAAAGCCCAAACCCACCTTGATAGGCTTCGACATACTTATCTAGATTGTCGATCAAGTCTTCGTAGTAGTGACCTAGCGCTTTGTGCTCTGAGTAACTGTCAGTTTTCCAATGCCTGATGTGCGCGGCGTTACGCGCTTTAAACATGCGGTCAATGAGTTCTTCTACCATCAGAATGTGCCTCCAGAGATGCCAGACCATGTAGGAGCGCTTGCGCCAGCAGAGGTCAAGACTTGTCCAGCAGTTCCTGCCGCAGTAAAGGCATAAGCAGTTCCAGTTCCATAAGCCGCACCACCTGCTGTAGCAGTAGCAGTTGAGTTTGTGCCACCGTTAGCAATTGGCAATGTGCCTGACACATGGGTTGTCAAACCAATCTTGCCGTATGAGGGGGCAACACCCACACCACCTGAAATCAGCGCGTTGCCTGTCGCTACATCTGCAAGTTTAGAAAGTGCTGTAGTGGTAGAAGCATAAACAAGATCACCAACAGCGTAACTTGACTGACCCGTTCCACCATTTACTGCGGCAACAATGCCTGTCACATTAGCGGCTGTGCCAGTGGTATTTTGATTGAGTGTTGGAACATCAGCCACTTGGATTGTGTTCATCACAACATTTGTGCCATTGCCACGCAAGTATGAGCCGCTAGTAACAGCGCCTGCAAAAGCGTTCATGGCCGCTTGAGCCGTTGTCTGACCTGAGCCACCATTTGCCAAAGCTAAAGTGCCAGCTAGTGTAATGGCTCCAGTGGTTGCAGAAGCTGGAGTCAATCCAGTCGTGCCACCTGAAAATGTAGTAACTCCACCAGCAGGCGCTGGTTGCCATGAGGCAGTTGTGCCGTTAGAAGATAAAAGATATCCGTTTGCACCAATAGCTAAGCGAGTAGCGCTGTTAGTACCATTGCCAAGAATTAAGTCACCAGTCGTAGTAATAGGAGACAAAGCATTAAACGCCGCAGAAGCCGTTGTTTGTCCTGTGCCGCCAGAGGCAATAGCTACCGTACCAGTCAAGTCAGCCGCAGACAGTGCAGACAGTGTGGCGTTTGTACCATTAGAGCGTAAGTAGTACGCGCTTGTCTGTGTACCAGTTAGAGCCGTAATAGCCGCCGCCGCTGTTGTCTGCCCTGTACCACCAGAGGTAATAGCCAAAGTCGCAGATAGTCCAGCCGCAGTGCCAGTTGTGTTTTGATTAAGCGTAGGAACATCAGCAACTTGTATGGTGTTCATCACCACATTTGTTCCATTACCCCGAAGGTAAGAACCACTTGTGACCGCACCTGCAAAAGCGTTCATGGCTGACTGGGCTGTGGTCTGACCAGAACCGCCGTTAGCCAAAGCTAGAGTTCCAGCTAAAGTAACAGCGCCTGTTGTAGCAGTTGCTGGAGTTAGTCCAGTAGTCCCAGCCGCAAACGATGTCACTCCAGTTGCTGGAGCGGCAACCCATGACGCTGTAGTACCGTTAGATGTCAACAAGTAACCATTAGCACCAATCGCCAAACGGGTAGCGCTGTTAGCTCCGTTCCCAAGAATTAAGTCGCCAGTTGTGGTGATAGGCGACAAAGCATTAAATGCCGCAGAAGCTGTTGATTGTCCTGTGCCACCTTGTGCAATAGGTAAGTCGTTTGTCAACACCAAGCTATCAGCATTGATAACACTGAAATAATCAATAGCGTTTAAATTTGTGCCAGCAAAAGTAGAATTAGTCTTGTCATACACAAGATTCAAAATACTGTAAAAACCTGCAAGACTTACTCGTTCTACATTGGTTCCTGCTGAATTTAAGACAAAACAATTAGCCAGCGTAATAAAACTTCCAGCGCTTGATGTTACAGCGTTAGATGCAGGACTTGCCGCAAAAATAGCAGAGCCATCAAACTGTAAAGTTCCAGCGGTTACGCTTGGTGCAAGGACTTGGAAACAGTCTTTAATTAAAACATTGGCGCTTGCGTTAGATACAGCCACAGCCCAACATTTGTTTCCTACAATAGAAACAGTACCAGCGCCCGTGATTTGTACACCTGATACGCATTGCAATTCAGTATTGATAATTTCAACATAATTTGTACCTGATTTAACGACTTGCGTATCTACAGTACAGTTTGAAATGTAAGTGTTACCCGAACCTGTTATGGTCAAATTAGTTATCTTAAGACCACTAATACGAGCCGCCGCAGACAGCGTTAATGTTCCAGAAATTTGCGTGTTAGCGCCCGTAAGTTCTGTGGTTTCAATTGTTGTGTTTGCGCTTGAAACTGTAGGGCTTTCGCTGTAACTTCCGGGGTGAACAACAACAGTATTTCTACCAGCCCCAACCAAAGTCAATGCCTTAGTAATTGTTAACACGGGGTTTATTAAAGTGCCGTCACCTGTTGTGTCGTTTCCGTCTTTGCCAACATGAATCTCATTTGCGTAGATTGAATAGTTTCCGACCGTTCTGCCCGTACCACCGTTTGCTACTGCCACCACACCAGTTACATTAGACGCAGTTCCAGTTGTGTTCTGATTCCATGTAGGAATAGCGCCAGCCAAGTCTGCGTAAGCAATACTGACTGCACCAGTCTGACCGTTTACGGAAGAGACTGTGTTAGTCTGGTCAATCTTCTGCCAAACTGTGCCGTTAAAAATAGCCCAGTCACCAATTTGCCAGTCAGTGATGCCGTTAAGGTTTGTAGTTCCAGCTACAGAAACAACATAGTAGTAACCACTGACACCAACGCTAGATGTTAGCGTAGGAGTGTTAGTCAGAGCATTCCATGCTCCTTGATACACCAATGCGCCCGTAATAGACGCAGTAGTTGCGCTAGTTATAACACCTTTAGAATTAACTGTTAAAACAGGTATTGCTGTTGTTGAACCATAAGTGTTAGCACTTACGCCAGAGGCTGGAAGGTCTGCATTAACCAAGGCGCGGAAAGTTGTAGGTGCGGCGGCTCCAGCGGCAGGGCCAGCGTAAACCACATTAGCTGGCTGATCAACAATCAATAGAGTGTTGCCCCAAGTAGGCGCTCCAGCACCACCAGAGACTAAAACTTGACCAGCAACACCAACTGGGCCAATGTACAGCCCATCAGCGCCCGACCAAACAATAGCGCCAGCCGCAGGCACTAAGCTCTTTGCTGTACCACCATTGTTCAAGCCAAGAATGTTGTCGACTTGGTCATCCGAAGACAAGTCAACAGCAGGGTGTTTATGATCGCTACGGGCAAGGTTATTTGACGCGCCTACTGACCCAGTTTGAAAGCCAGCTTGTGGCGCAGTACCACTATAGCTTGCGCTTAAAGTGACATTGCCACTCAGTGCTCCACCACCTGACAAGCCGTTGCCAGCAATTATTTGTGTGCTAGTAGGAACATAACCCGAGATAGTCGCAGGGATTGTGGTAGCCGCAGTTACTCGACCTGTGCTGTCAACAGTAAAAACTGGGATGTTTGTCGCATCGCCATAAACACCAGAAGTTACACCTGAAGCGGCTAACTGAACAGAACCCACACCACCGTTAGCGATGCTCAGGGTCACATTGCCTGTTAGAGCACCACCACCAGTCATGCCTGTGCCTGCAATCACTTGGGTGCTTGTGGGCACGCCAGCAACGCTTAACAGATCACCAACACGGATTTGGTAGTTGTTGCCCTGATAGACGATCATCATCAGGCTGTTTTCGTCAGCCACAGGAGCGACAGGCAACTGCGTGATTCGGGTCGGTATCAGATTACTTGGGACATCAGACATTTAAAACTCCAAATAGCTATTACCGTCTTCGGTGATGAAGAACTCGTCGCCTGCTTCTTGTATCACACCAGCAGGGCGGGTGTTGACAGGGGTGTCAGGGCGGTTGAAGGGCAATATGATTTTATCAGGTGCGCGGGGCGCGAGGCGGTAAGGATCGTATTCGTCGACATCTTCGGCGCAGACCATGAGGCCGTGGTAGTTCGGGTCGCTCTGCAACTCTGCCATCAGGAACTTGCGCGAACAGCGTGCGCAGATTGCAATGCCATAAGTCGCTTCGCCTGTTGGGTCTAAGAAGTAGCTCATTTGGTGTAGACCCCAATGCCCGGGTTAATCTGGATCGACGACCCATCATTGTCCCCATCCCAAGCCCGTTGCACACTCATCGCCGCCTTCTGCTCTAGCATGGGTATCAGCGCCGCATCCACCGCTGGAGTCTCTGCGGCAACCTTAGCGGCAAGCCCATCCACAATCGCTTGTAGCCATCTCTGAGGCACTTCCACATCTTGTTGGAGGTTCTCTGTGTCCATGATCTGGCGGTGTCTCCACAGCACGAGCTGGGCAAGCTCAGAGTAGTCTGCGGGGGCAGGCCACAGGTTGACGACTGGTTGTGGGAGGTCGCGTTGATACCAGAAAGTGGCTGGACGACCCGGGAACACCTTGTTGCTCTGATTCACATACCCATCACGATTGAGAACCCCTAGCGGAATCTCTTGTGGCAAGTTGCCAAGCGTGACTAGCGTCAGCGTCATTGCCGTTGTTGATGTGAATCTAAAGTATTGGTAAGGCTTTGCACCTGAAATATCCGTCCAAACAATCTCACCAGCCGCCGCTGTCTTTGATTGCGTGCCCACAGTCGTCCAAGTCGAGCCATTTGTGCTGACTTGGAAGGTAACAGGCACAGCCGCCGCTCCCCACTTAATTCCAATCGTGTCAACAGTCGTTGTCGTGGTGAAATTTACTGTGTAAGCGGTCGAGGTTGTGGTTGTTGCACCAGATACTTGCTGAATTTGACGGTAATTCAAGTTCAACACATCAACAGTACCCAAAGGAAGGGTCACAATCTGCTGATTTTGGTACATTGGCAAGATTACATAGTCAATACACCAGCTAGGTGTACGAATGTTCGCCAATTCTGACAAAAACAGGTAGAGGGATTCGAGCGCATAGCTTTGCATTTCGCCAGAAATGGCTTGAGCAGGCAGTCTACAGCGCCTGAAAGCGTGGTCTACGACTTTCAGCGCATTAAATGTAGTGCCGCTCACATTACCAGAAAAAGCCATGCTAACCCCGCATTGTAGTCAGGATGCTTGCTGATCCAGCACGCTCTTATTGACGAAAATTATAGTTTATTAAGTCAGAAAAAACAACTTAACAATTAACTTTTGCTTTCATTGCCCTGCCACCCTTTTTCATGGGGGAGATCATAGGCTCACGAGGTGCAACTGGCATCTGGCGGCGAGGAGCAGTGATACCCAAACCCTTTTGAGCAGGAGGAATCATGCCTTGACCACCACGAGGGCCAATGTTCTTCACGGTCTGTGACTTCATCATCTCTTCTTTTTGCATGCGAGGTGACTCAGTCTTCTCGTGCTTAGCCATTTCCTTGCGGCTGGCGTACATCTCGCCTGTCTTGGCTTCTTTCATGCCACCTTTAGCATAGCCACCCTTAGCCATCTTCATAGCAGGGCCACCACTTTCGTAGTTGCAAGCCTTCTCATTGAAGTCAAAGTCCTTGACATATTTCATTTTTGCCATGATTTATCCTTGTGGGTTAGCGTATGTCTTGATGCATTCAAGAACAACACAGTACATATCACCTGCTGAAGCATCTAGGGTAGTAAACAGCACATCACCAGTTACACCAGCGCCTGCGTTGTTTGGAATACCACCAAAAGATGACAAGTCCATCAGATAGTTTGAGTTCTGAGGAATCATCCATGCAAACACATCCGTTGTGGCATCCCAAAGAATGCGCACTTCCATGCCATGTGTCGTTGCAAAAATCTTGTTCAGCTTTACACCATTACAAGCATTGCCAGAAGCATTAGGATTTAATGTAGAAACATCGATCTTAATTACACCAGTCTCACCAGTGCCATCAGAGATATTTGTAAATTTAGCAATAAACAGTCTCTCGCCATCGAGGATCGTTTGCGAAGCTACAGCATCAGCCATATAAATCTCCTGAAGTTAAAAATGAAAGGGGCGAACCCCTCTCAATTAAGCGGCAACAGCGCCATTCAGGGCAACGATGTCCCAACCTTGGGCAGTGTAAATCAACATAGCGCTATCACCAACAGCGGTGAAAGTAATTGTTGTAAAACCAATTTTGGTTGTGGGAGTCAATACGGCTGAACCGCCATCAACAATGTGGCTGATGATTTTGATTTGACCAACAGTACCGTTAGCCAATGTCAATGCTTGTGAAGCGCCTGTGGTTGTCAAGCTAGTCAACATGTCAGTGATGTTAACTGCGCCAGCGCCAGAGAGGGCTTGGTTAGAGGCGAATACATCGCCAGTGATGTTGCCAGTCACATTACCTGTGATGTTGCCCGTGACAGCGCCAATAAAGCCATTGGTGGATGTAACTGGGCCAGAGAAGGTGGTTGATGCCATGATAGTTCCTTACATGCAAGTGTTGCGCAACCGTCTGCATGTCGTCGGTAAGGGCGTACCGTCTGTTGCGCGTGGATTAAATGTGCCCAGCAAACACCCCCCTTGCGGAGAGTGTTCACTTGATACTTTAGTTAAAGATCAAACGCCTGCTGTACCATAAATACCGCGAGGATCAGTCCAACCGAAAGTATAACGCTCGGTGGCTTTGTAGCGCATTGAATCAGTCTCGAAGTCGCCTTCCATAGACTTTTCCAAACCACGGCGCATCAACAACTTCAAGCCTTCTGGTGCATCAGTCTCAATCCACCATGCAGTGGTTGATGTGATACGAGACAAGTTAGCTTGACCATCAGCCAGCAAGCCCATGGACTTAACAGGGTTGATGTCGTTGTCAGCAGTGCCTGTACGCAACACACTCTTTAACAGAACTTCGGCTTGGAACACATTAGATGGGCCAGACACGATCTTGGTAGGAGTCAAGCGGATACGCTTGCCGTTGTTGTCAACAGCGTTACGAATCTGAATGAGCAACTGCTCAAGAGAAGTTTGTGAAAGAGCGGCGGCAGTAGTAAGCTGGTTACTGAAAGTGCCATTCACGATTGGGTGTGAAGCATTAACCAAAGATACGCCATCACCACCAACATATGAGCCGTTAAATGCACGGTTCAAAATGTTAGCGCCAAGGGTTTCCTTAGTCTCAATCAGTGACTGTGCCAAGTGTTTGGCATAGGTCTGACCGATACGGATGTGATCACCGTCCTCAACCAAGACTTTGGTCAAGCTGAATGCCAAACCGTAGACTTTGTAGAGGTAGCGTTGCAGGAACAATACACCACCAGATTGGTAGCTTACTGCCATGCCATCAGGCAACTCGGGAGCCGCGCCGAAACCGTACAAGACGGGTTCTTCGTGGTAGTTACGAGGAATGCCTTTTTGCTCACGGAAAACCATCTTCCATTCATCAGCACGCTGATTGTAAACGCCGTCAAAGACTTCGTTCAGGATTGGCTCAACAACGGAACGAAAGTCCGTACTACGCATTGGGGTAGCCATAATTTAGCCCTCCTTATACCGAGTTCACTGCGGCTTTGTAGTGGTGTTCGTTGATACGAACAGTCACAACAACATAAGCGTCAGTGAGGGAGTCGTTGATTTCATATCCAAAGCCAGTGATCTGGAATTGACCAGAAGTGGCTTGAATGGCGGTCAGGTAAGTGTTGGACAAACCTGTTTGGGTGGAGCCTCCGGGGGACGCAACAGTCCAATCACACTCTTCACCAACAGCCGTTTGAACGGTTGTGCCAGCGGAGGGGTTGTTGTACTGTACATCAAACAAAGTCTCTGGATCGTCATAAACCCATGCAGTGATCTCTGTACCGCTCGTGCCAGAAGGCCAGAATGGAGAGATTGTGGGCTTACCACCAGCGTCCAAATACTGTACACCTGCGAAGATGCCCAGCAAAGAAACGCCATCAGTAGTACCAGAACGAGTACCGTCCGAAGTACCGAGTTGAATAACGCCATTGTCGGTTAACTTAACGGGGTCACCGCTAAAAATGTTAGCCGCATATGCGCTCGTAATTACATAGGCTTTTGGGCGCATCTGACCACTGTTGTGGAAAGAAGCACGAAAGCCAAAGGGTGCGCTAGTCGATGACATATTGCTCCTAATGGATTAAAAGGTTTCGTCAGGAAAGATCAAAAAGAGCTTCCCGCTGTTGTCCTATTTCCAGATTGCCATCTCCCACAGACAGCTTCGACTTAGATGCACGGGCTTGTTGCTCGAGGAATTCTGCGGTATCGGTCAATTTCTCTTCCTCACGCAGTGGCGCATCGTGGTGCGCTTCCTTCATGTACGCTTCATAAAGCGACATGGGGAGCTTAAAAGCAAGCATCTCGTTCACCCCAATAAATCCAGACCAATCGCCAGTCTTG